TGTAGATTACTATTACCATCATTGGTTATTGCTGTATCATCAGTGCTATTACCTGAATATGTCTTAGTCTGAAAATGTGCTGATGGATCGTCCAATCCGTTGGTATAACTCATATTATCCGTACTCCGCTAAGTTTTTTGTGCAAATTGCATAGTAGCCTGATGGTGGTGCGTATTCAAAAGTTCCGTAACCATTGGCATCACTTGCTCCACTTGAGATTGTTGTATAAGTATAACCACCATAATTTATTGCAATACTATTGTTGTTTGCATATATAGCGCAAGCCATAGTATAGGCTTTTGTTGGAGAGGGTAAGTCTATTGCACCAGTTCCAGTAGCACCACTGGTAGGGTCACCTGAGTTTTGCCAAACATTAGCTTTTGCAAAATAAACTTTTCCATTGTCCATATCTAAAGCTATGCCCATAATATCGCCAAGACCTGAGCCACTTTTCCAATGATCTCCATATGAAGAATTACCACCATCAAGGTATTTATTACCATTATTGGCATAATAACTTACACCACCATCACCTGACTGTGAGCCTGCATAATTAGATATTTGACCACCTGCACTAATTATAGGACTATCATCAGGCATAACGCTACAGTGTGCTGTTGTATTTGAATTAAGTATGGATTGAACCTCGCAATACCATTTGCCCTTAGTTACATAAATTGTTCCAGATATAGTTTCCCAACCATTAGCACCCTTAGTCATTAAAGTTGCACCATCTGTAACGACTGTGCTACTTGGATTGGTAAATCTTACTAGATTATTTCCTGTAGCAAAATTATTAGTAGGCGTGTCCACAGCTTGATCTGCAGCTGATATGTTGATTAAAGAACCAAAATTATTGCTGTTACCACTTACATCTAATCCTAAATTTGAGCTATCTTCAAAGTCAAGATAATAACCCTCATTGCCAAATGTTCCTGTATATTCTTTAGGTATCCAAATACCAGTATCACTATCAAACTCACCAAACTCTGTTGGTGCTAATTGTTGACCATCTATTAAATAAAATTCTGCATAATATCCACTTTGTGATTGTGCGTCTGTCCAACCCAAATAATGAGACAGGTTGAGATCATACAAACCAATAGCATTATTTTGTGTGCCATAATCTTCTTGAACACCCCAAGCTGTTATTTGCACACCATTTACATAGGCTTTAACTCTATTTGATGCTGTGCTTTGTGTTGTATCATAAGCTACAACTATATGATACCAAGCTGATGTATCTCTAAAAACAGCAGTTGATCTTAAACCAATAGCTGAAGTTCCACCATAAATATACAAATTATTATTATTAAATCCTACCCAATTATAATTAGCACCTGCATTTCCAACAAAAACAAAATGATTTCCACTAGCTAATTCAGTTCTTTTAAGCCAAAAAGACATGGTTGCTATTTGTGTGCTTGTAGGTGTTCCTATGTCACTACTAGCTCTCTGTATCCTTTCAGCGTTATCTGCTTCAATCTTCAAAGAGTTATCAATCTCATACCCAGTAGATATGCTTCCTCTGTTAGCTGTCCTTTGCAGTGTTTCCATATTATGTTTGTGCCATGTTCTGAACTCTACCAATTTCTTGCCACACTGTGCCGTTGTATCTAAAGCTAAAGATATCAGTTTTGTTTGCAGTGGCTGTTAAAGTTGGAGCTGTAGAGGCAGCAAATTCAAAAATAGTATTCCAAGCTACAGTATAAGGTGTACCGCCTTGAGCTATCTCTACAGAAATAATTGCACCTTCTACAGCGTTACTTGGTGCTGCAAAAGTTGTATTTTCTGTAGTTAAATAATAAGCATTAGCTGCTGCTGTAGCATCCCAAGCAACTGCATTGCTGCTTGAAGTTAATGCCACCTGTGCAATCCTGGCTGAACCAGCAACTGATACGCTGCTTGCAAGCTGATCGCTACCTATAGCATCATCCGCTATTAGTTCTTGTGTTACTTTTGTGTTTGCCATTTTTTATTTTCCTCGTTAAGCGTTTTCTAATTGTGTAATTCTTGCTTCTAATTCTTGTATAGTTTTTACAAGCAATGGAACAAGTTTTGCTTGGTCTATGCCTTGATAAACTGGTCGTGTTTGTTCATCACCATTGTCATCGGTGTATGTTTCAGTAGCATCTTTATCGCCAGTAATAGCTTCAGGCACTATATCTTGAACTTCGTGTGCTAAGAAACCATCTACTGTTGTTTCTGCATCTGCAATAAAATTAAATCTTGAAGGTTTGAGCTGTTTTAATCTCGTTGTAGCATCCCAGTCAGTCACTACATTTTCTTTTAATCTGTAGTCTGAAGATGTGTTGTAAGATGTGGTAGAGCCATTTGAGGAAACATAACCAGTCTGTGAACCATTGGCTATATATGAATGATAATAGTAAACACCACCTAAAGCAGTGGTTGCACTTGATGTCATTGTATAACCTGCACCTGTTGATTTTTCTACAGTAAATTTATCGTTTGCTGTAATAACAGTTTCTCTTCCTACTTGAATAGAACCATTTGCTCTTGATAAATTCACAACTTCATATCTAGTTCCTGCAAGTAATCTTCCTATTTTTAAATCGCCATTTGCTAAGGTTTCTAAACTAGTTAACCACCCATAGGACGGATTAGCTTTGTCCACAATCTTCATTGCTAGTGAACCTACGCCACTTACACCGTTTGCTGCATCAATTCTTAATGCACCTGAATCTAAATTTAATAACTCTGCAGGACTTGTAGTGCCAATTCCAACATTTCCAGAGCTATTAATCCTCATGCGTTCTGAGCCACCAGTGTTCAAGGTAACTGCATCACCGCCAATATTCATAGTACGCCATGCAGAGCTTCCTCTGTCATAAGAGTTCATGTTTACAAAACCGCTTGATTCGTTTGGTGTAACTTCTAAAGATGTTGCATTTGCTCCGTCACCAACAACAAAATTAACTTGTGGGCTTGAGTTACCAATTCCAACATTACCAGCGCTGTCAATTCTCATTCGCTCTGTCCAACCGCTAGTGTTTGGATTTGTTACAGTACCAAATAAATAATCGTTTCCAGACTCCCAAAAGTTATAAGTTTTACTATCAGCCGCATTGTAATTACCACTGTATGAATAGGAATCTGTGTAATTTACGAAATAACCTGTAGTGTTTGCAGGTGCTGCAAGTTCTAGCCTTGAAACTCCGCTACCAAAGCCGCTTGGTGCTGTTGTATCACCTATTAATAATGTACTACCATCAAAAGTAAGAGTAGATTCACCATTTAATGTATTTGCACTACCGCTACCAGTAATTATTCTGTTATCAGCGTTGTTGTTAATTGTTGTTCCGCTAACAGTTGCAAATGATAGAGTCCCACTTCCATCAGTTGTAAGCACTTGACCATTAGAGCCATCGCTTACATTTAGCTGAGTAATGCCCACACTGTTTGTAGCAGGTTCATTAACGGTTGTCTGTGTAAACATCATAACTTCAATAGCCACTGTATTAGCAGGAGCTGCATCAAAAGTTAAGGTTGTTCCTGAAACTGAGTAAGTTGATTTATTTTGGTAAACACCGTTTAAATAAACTTGAGTATTGTTTTCTGATTGTGGTGCTGTTGATAATGTAAATGTTGTATCTGAACCATCGCCAGTAAATGAATTTAGTATGACGTTGCTGCCACCAATATTAGATTTAATATGATGTACTACAATGTTTCTGCCATTAGCAGGAGCTGTATCAAATGTTATGGTAGTTCCTGAAGCAACAAAATCAGCTTTGTTTTGATAAACACCTTCTATAAAAGCTAATAAATTATCTTCATCGGAAACGCTTGAGCTTAATGTAAATGCAGTAGTAGAATCATCGCCTGTAAAGTTGTTGGTCTCCATTGCTGAAGCACCACCGCCTGATCCTGCAATAGCACCCCAAGCACCGTCAGCATAACCTTCAAATTGTGCATCAGTGGTGTTGTATCTAAACATACCATTTGCAGGAGAACCGTCTCTTTGACCTGTAGTACCGCTTGGCACTTTAATAGAGCCAGTGCCATTAAGAGTCATATTGCTAAATGTTGGGCTATCTGACGTGCCTACTGCTTGACCAATTGAAATTTCTGTTCCTGAAATAGAAACACCAGTTCCAGCAGTATGAGTTGTTATGTTTGCACTACCATCAAAACTAACGCCATTTATTGTTCTTGCTGTAGCTAAGGCAGTTGCTGTGTCAGCATTACCTGTTAAGTCACCTGTTACATCGCCTGTTAAGTTAGCTATTAAAGTAGCAACAACATACCCAGTAGCACCAGTATTTACTGTGGTGCTTGGTTGAGTTTGTGTATCACTGAATAATCTAAAAGTATTATCAGTAGAAGCATCATAAAAAAGACCAGCATATTTAGTAGTACCTGATTCTACAAATTTTCCATAAAAACCAAAGTCTGTAGCGTTGCCAGTGTTAGCGTTTGTTAATCCTGTAAAGTTATTATCAGTAACAACTGAGCCAGTCTGTGTTGTAGTTCCTGTTACAACTAAATTACCACTTACAGTTAAATTATTTGAAACAGTAACATCATTAGGTAAGCCAATAGTTAAAGTATCTGTAGCACTAACCACTACATCTACTTCATTGCTAGTGCCTGCAACATTTAAAGTGTCTCCGCCTGCAATAGTCTGTGTATTACTGCCATCAGATAAAGTAAAGCCAGTTGAAATTGCTGTAGTTGTTGCACTTGTTATTCTACCTTTTGCATCAACTGTAATAACTGGTATTGCTGTTGCGCTTCCATATGTGGCTGCTGTTACACCTGAAACATTAAGAGAAACAGCTCCACTGCTTACTACAAAATCGCTTGTAAATGATGCAACACCTTTATTTGAACTTGTAGCATCCTCTGCTGAATATGTAATAGTTCCAGCGTTTTCAACAACATCTAAGCCTTCGCCTGCTGCGTATGTAATTGTTTGACCTAAAGCTATGCTGCTTGTATTAGAGCCATCAGAAACCACAATTGAATTATTAGCTAATTGTGAGTTTGCAATGCTACCTGTTAAGCTGCTAGCTGGATAATTTGTTGCATCAGTTAAATCAAATGCAGGCGTTGTATCTGATGCACCTAATGCAAGACTAATTCCACCATAATTAACGGTTGAATTATCAAGCATTGTGTTTGTAACAGTACCAGTGTCGCCTGTTCCAACAATGTTACCTGAGTTCGCTGGTAAGTTTACAGTCGGATTACCACTAAAAGCTGAGTGTGCTGGTGCTTGCAATCTGACATAGTGAGCGTTGTTTGATTCACAATAGAAATCAATTAATGATTGAGTGCCACCATTTTTAATTTTTATAGAGCCTTGCTCTATAACAACACCATTGGTTGACCCACCGCCAATACCAACTGATGATGAAAATTCTGCTGTAACACCTTCAATGTTTGCAACAAGTGAACCTACTGCATATCCTGTACCTGATGTATTAACTGTTGTTGTTGGCTCTGCTTGTAAATCTTTGAATAATTTAAACTTACCTGAGTCATTTGCGTCTCTAAATAATCCTGCGTATAAATCTTGCGAGCCTGATGTGTCATACAATCCATAGAAACCAATATCAACACTGTCTGCGCCACTGTTTGATTTTGCTAATTTAATTAATGGATCTTCTACCTCAAGCGTAGTTGTGTTTACGCTAGTTGTTGTACCGTTGACTACTAAGTTGCCTGCAATTGTAACGTCATTAGGCAAGCCAATAGTTACAGTTGCGCCCTCGCCACCTGATCCTGTTACTTCAATTTCACCGCTAGTACCACTTATACCTGCAATATAGTCACCAGTTGTATCTGTGCTTAAAGCAACACTATTAGCTGCAACACTTGCAGCTTCTATGCTTAGAGCATCTACAAAAGCCTTATTAACTCTTGCATCTATGGCTGCATTTGCGCGTGTATCTGTGTAGTAAAGATTTGTGTTTTCAGTTAGATCATTAGTTGTTTTAGCGCTAAAGGCTGAATCAAAACGCGATTGGGTATAGTAAAGATTTGTATTTTCTGTAAGGTCGTTTGTTGTTTTAGCGCTAAAGGCTGAGTCAAAGCGAGCCTGCGTATAATACAAGTTTGTGTTTTCTGTAAGCTGCGAAGTGTTAAAGGGAGTTAGTGAAACTACACCAGTAAAAGTTCCAGCAGTATCATCGTAAGTCCAAGTAAGACCAGTGCCATTTTGTACTAAAGCTGCAACCCTATCGTCAACGCGTTCATTGGTAAAATAGAGGTTGCTTCCCTCGCTTAGGTCGCCTGTATCTTTAGTGCCAAGCCTAGTATCAAAACGTGTATTCGTATAATACAAGTTTGAGCCTTCAGATAAATTGGTCGTTGAATGATTAGATATATCTGATACTTGACCAGTAACATTGCCAGTTAAGGCTGCTGCCACTGAATTAAACGTAACATCATCGCTAGTTCCAACGCTTTGACCTATAGAAAAAGTTACACCGTTACCTGAAGCTGCTGATGTTACACCAGTGCCACCTAATAAAGATAAGACCTCAGAATCAAGATCAATTGCTATGCTGTTTGAACCATCAGATATATCTAAATCTTCAGCAGTTATAGCGCTTTCAACAAATGATTTAATTGCTTTAGCTGAAGCTAAAGTGTCATCGTTTGCAGATACGCTTGCTAAGTCAGTATCTAGTACGCCTGATTTAAGATTATCTATTTCGATATTAGATAAAGTATTGCTATCTAAATCTATGGTTTTATTCGTAAGTGTCTGATTTCCAGTTAAAGTTGCTACAGTAGAATCAATATTTATAGTAACTGTGTTTTCTGCCCCTGCTGTATCTATGCCTGTACCACCATTAACAGTAAAGACCTCTGAATCTAAATCTATAGATAAAACACCACCGCTATCTGCTTGAAAGTCTAAATCTTGCGCTGTAACTTGGCTATCTACATATGCTTTAATTGATTGTTGGGTAGCTAAGGCAGTGTTTGAATCACTGCTTAAATTATCTTCATCTAATATGCTAGTTACTGTAGAGCCACTAGAGAATGATAATGATGATATGCCATTAACCGTACCAGCATTTATATCTACAGTATTATCTGAGCTAATACTAAATGGCATAGTAACCCAGCCTGTATTGCCTGAGTTTCTTATTTTTAAAACTGAATTTGTTGTATCTACCCACCACTCATAAGCAAAAGTAGTTGCAGGCTCTGAAGCACCGCTATTTTGCGATACTATTGCGCTAAGAACGCTATTGATATCAGCCCTGACTGTAGCCCCTGCTGCATTAGCTATGTTGTAATCGTGTTGGCTCATATGTAAATTCTCTTATATGTTTGTTAATTATAAATAAAATCTATTTTATTTCTCTTTTTTACTAGCATTTTTTTCATTAATTTGGTGGAGTAGGGAAAACTACATCATCAAAATTATCTTCGTCTGTGTAATGGCTTGGTAAATCTCTCAATGCTTGCCTATAGGTTGACCATTCTGCCTGCTCTGCATCAGATAATGGGCTATCAGCAACTACTGTCCAATCACAATCTTGCAATAAATATAATCTTTTATTTCTTATTAATTGTGTAGTTGTTAAAGGTGACTCAGGTAATGGTGCGTATATAGTTGTCATGATTGTTTATTAAGTTTTATGGCTGAAATTCTAGTGCTAAAACCTGCAATAACTGGTGTTGTATTGTCCTGCGTTACTTGTCCTTGAAGTGAAACGGTATAGCTTGTATCTGCTGCTAATGTAATTTTTCCAGCTAAAATAACTGGTTGTATTGCATTACCGCCAGTAGGAGACGTATATTCAGCTACTGTTGTTGAATCTACTATTATTCTTGATTGTAATGTTGTTAGTGAACGGAAAAGACCGCCTACCATGCAGTTTCCTACAATTAGATAAACGCCTGCTTCACCTGATGTAAATGACATTGTTGATAAATTGTTAAAATTAGTGCCTGATCTACCATCACCAAAACTACTTGAACCTGAAGCACCGTTTACATTCATAGCTCCAACCGCTCTTACAGCTAATTGAGTTGTATCTACACCGTTTGTTTTAACAATTAAATTGCCTGAACCATCGCTATCTATGGTTACATTATCAATTAACAATCTGCTAGTGCTTAATGAACCTGTACTTATATTGCCAGCGTTAAGATTAATAACATTAACATTGGCTGCGTTTAATGTACCTGTTGTAATTTTGCCACCGTCTATACTGGTTACATTGTTTGTTATAGCATTTTGCACATCGGTTGCAGCAAAATTAGTGAATCCACTTGGATTAGATGAAGCATAAGCTGCAACATGAGTTCTAAAGTTAGCAGCATTGGTTATTTTGTTTTCTATAAATGTTTGCGTAACATCGCTAGATGCAAAATCTGTGTAGCCAGCATCATTTGTTAATTCAGATACATTTGTAGGAATGTCACCAGTCACAGCTATACTACCTGCTGTAATAACGCCTGATACATCTACATCAGCAGCTTTTGCAGGCTTGCTAGTAACGCTAAATGTTAATGTGGCTGCATCAGACTCTTGCCCTACGCTGTTAATGGATGATACGGATGCCACATAATTATTGCCGATGGGTATGTAATCTAAATCCACAAACTCTGTATCTACTATTCTATTTGTAAGTTTGTTAGATGAGCTATCTACAATACGAACCCTGTACTCGTAATTAGGAAAGTCTGTTGGCTCATTCCAAGCTAAAAAAGCCCTGCCTGTTGAGCTAGACCCTGATTCTGTAAATGATAAACCTGTTGGTGGTTTAACTGCAAAATTAGCTACTGGATTTACCAATGGCTCAATATTTTCTTGCGGTGGTGCTTGCCAAGTATAAATATCAAGATACTCAATGGCTTGAATAGAAACCAAGCCATCAGGCTGCAATGTCATTGCTTCTACTCTAAATAACTTACCGCTAAAGCCTACAGGTGAATAAGCAACCGTTATTACATCCCCCACTTTAACCTTATATA